AATTGCTTCAGTTGATTTCGACCCAAGCGTACTGACCGCATTTGCCGTGCCGGAATTGCAAGAAATCCACCTCATCCACGGCTTGAAATCCGGCAGCGCGTTGACCGTCACGCCTTCAAGCCGCGCGGCTGGTGCGGTTTCGCAAAACATAACCGGCGATGGAGTCGCTAGCACAACCGTCACGCGAGTCTAAGCCATGCTTGTCAGCCTGCTCATCGCAACGCAGGGTCTTCTTTCAAGCCCGACGCCGCTTTCAATCGGCATCCAAGGGCTTCTCGATCCCGACGCAGTAACGCCGCCGCCGCCACCGCCGCCAATCGTAAGCGGGCGGGATTTGCCGGGCGGGTTTTACCGGCACGGGCAGAGAGTAATCGTCGAAATTGCGCGCGGCGTATCTGCGAAACTCAGCACCGCAGATGTCGGGATTTCAATATCTACAACCGCAAGCGTGCGCGGCTTCTCATTCCTGTCTGGAAGTGGGCTTGCGGATGTATCGACATGCGAAAAATTTTACTTGCAGGGCAACGTGCAAAACATTTCAGCCAATCGCGTGCGGCAGTCGATTTCATGTTCATTCGACGTAGTATATTCCCGCGAAGATGACGAAGCGGAAATGTTGCTACTCGCACAGGTCGCGCTTGAGGAAATGTTTTTGCAGAGCATCGTTGACCAATACGACGATTGATTCTTTTGACATCGCCGCCTCGCATGAGCGACGTCATCGAAGCAGTATCCATCATCTCAGTCGGCGAGGCCAAGGGCCACGGACTCTACGTGGACGCGCAAACATTGCGCGAGGTTAAGGCGTGCGCGGAGACCTACGCCGGAGGCGTCAAAGTTAATCTGGACCACGGTGCGGGCATCAAAGACATCATCGGCTTCGTCGATAACTTTCGCATTGTCGGAGAAAAACTTCTCGGTGATTTGAACCTTCTGCAAAACGCAGACCGGCGCGCCTACGTCTTGGAAATTGCCGAGAAGCTGCCCGACACATTCGGCATCTCGATCGCATTCAGCGGGCCTGTGCGGGACATCGGCGGCAAGAGCTTTGCATCGTGCGAGGAACTTTACTCCGCCGACTTGGTGCAGACACCCGCAGCGAATCCCACCGGCCTCTTCAGCTTCGAAGCAAAGTCAGTTGACAAAATTTCCAAGCAAATGGAAGACACACCCGAAATCGAAATCGAACCCAAGGAAGACGAAGTGAGCATTGCCGACATCGTCTCCCGTCTCAGCGCCCTTGAATCCGCTTTTGGCGATTACAAGAAGTCAATGGAAGCCGCTCCCGAAGAGCCAAAGGACGAGCCAATGAAGGACTCCGAAATGTCCAAGCTCCAAGCCAAACTCGACACCATCATTTCCAACTTTGGCGCAGCTCCCATGAAGGCATCCGCTCCAGCCGAAGTTCCAGCCGAAGTCAAATTTGATCTTAAGAATTTGATCGAAGCAAAAACCGCAGAACTCGGCTCCAAGACCGCCGCGATTAAATTTGCGATGTCGAATCACCCCGCTGAATACATCGCCATCCGCGACTCCAATCAACTCCACAACCTCTAATCACTACTCATCATGGCATCCCAAACTGACATTTCATTCCGTTCGTTCACATTCGCGTCCGCGCTCTCAGGTAGCACGCTCGTCCGTTGCTCGGGCGACAACGCAGCAGCAGCACTCGTAACCGCCTCCGAAGTCATCGGCGTCCTTCAAGACGACGTTGCAGCCTCAGGCGTTGGCGAAGTAAAGCTCTTCAAGGCAACCCAATTTGGAATCGTTTCTCCTGGTCCGGTGACCGCTGGCAATTCGGTTTTCGCCACAACCGGCGGCGTGATTGTCGGAACGCTCGTCACCTCTGGTGTGACTATTGGCACCGCAATTAATTCCGGCGCGACCGGCGACGTCATCGAGTTCGCAGTCCGCATCTGAGCATTTGACCGAAACACTCAACTAACCAACTACCATGTCATTCACCACCACCACAATTCGCGGAGACATTGCACAGGCCGTTTACGAGGGCCGCTCCAACAAGCAGAACCTCTTCATCGGCGCCGAAGTCATGCCGATCTACCTTGCAGACGTTCGCTCCGGCGAGTATCTGAAAATTAACCTCGGACAGTCCGAGGCACTCAACGACGACGCGACCAAGATCGCCGCTGGATCTGCCTATCCCCGCGTTGGACGCAAGTTCACATCGGATACATTCGCCACTACCGAGTACGGTCTTGAGGAAGTCCTCCCCGACGCAACTCAGCGCGACCTCGCCCGCTTCCTCGACGTGGAAGTCGCCGTTGCCGACATGCTCCTTAGCCAAATCCAAATCGGCCACGAGCTTCGCGTTGCCTCGCTCACCTACGCCGCGAACGGCATCACAGCCATCTCCGCAGCCGGTGCAACCGCCGCTTATACCGAAGCAAACATCACCACCTTCGATCTCGCCGCCGACGTTGCCGCTGGCAAGTTGGAACTCGCCAAATATGGCGTGCTCCCAAACACGCTTGTAATGTCCGCAGTCCTGTTTGAGCGCGTTCGCCGTTCGACCAAGGTGCAAAACCAAATGTTCGGCGTAGTCGCCACAAACTCCACTCGCCTCCTCTCCGAGCAAGAAGTTGCTCAGGCAGTCGGTGTTGAGAAGGTTCTCGTTGGTCGCGCTCCTCGCAACACTGCCAAGAAGGGCCAAACTTACTCAGGCGGATTCGTCTGGGGTGACAGCTACCTTGCACTCGCCAACACAGTTGGCGGTGAGTTCGCAGCCGGTGGATTCGGTCGCACGATTCTCTGGGGCGCTGACAGCCCAGTTCCCTTCGTGTCTGAGACCTACCGCGACGAAGCCCGCCGCTCGAACATCCTCCGCGTGCGCCAGCACGTATCCGAGAAGGTTGTCGACGGTTCGAGCATCATCCGCATCACGACCGGACTGTAAAAGATCACGGTTCACATCAAACCCGCTCTCACAAGGAGCGGGTTTTTTGTTGCCCTTTTGACATTGCGCCCCGTGCAGAAACATGAACCAAAAAAATCGCCTTGTCGCAGGCTTAATTTGCGGCAACGAAGCCGAGCGCATCGATCGATGCGTCCGATCCCTGCAAAAAATCTGCGACGATGTCGTCATCATCCGCGCCGTCGGAGCACTCGAACCCGACGCCACTCTCGACATCGCCAAGAACCTCGGCTGCCACGTCGGAGAATATCGCAACTCACCGCTCTGCCGCCATTGGCCGCATCTCGACGACTTCGCCGCCGCGCGAAATGTCGCATTTGAAAAAGCCTACGACCTGACCGGCGAAGGAGGCTGGGTTATGTGGGCAGACTGTGACGACGTGCTTCAGGACAACATGGTTGAGCCTACGCTGAAGGCGCTTCGCGACTGCCCAGCAGAGTGTGATTGGATTCTCAGCGATTACGTCATCCCCGAGCAACACAAGCGCGCGCCGCGCGAGCGGTTTTTCCGCTACCGCACCGGCTACTGGTGGCGTGCGGTGCATGAAAACGTCCACCCGACAAAGACGATCAAGATTTACATGCGGCGTGACTTGGAAATCCACCACATGCCGCCGCTAGGCCAGCGCAAGAGCAATGAGCGCAACCAGCGCATTCTCGAATGGCAGGATCAATTCGCCCCGCATTGGAAGTTTTATCTCCATTACGAAAAAATGATCACCGGCCAGCGAGACCTATCCTTGCGCTACGGCGCGGAGGCCATCGCCATGAAGCATCTGGATCTCGTCCACAAGTACGAAACGCTTATGAACATGAGCAACATGACGGATGGCGAATCGTCACTTCGCTTTGCTCAGGCCGCGCGCAAACTCGACCCCGCGCGCCGCGAAGCCGTCGCGCTGGAAGCGTCCATTCTTCTCGACGAAGGCAAGCCGGTTGAATCCCTCGCGCTTCTTGACGAAATGGAGAAGATCCCCGTCCCCTCCTTCACGCAGTGGACGCACAAGGCCGAGTATTACGGCGTCAAAGCCAAGCGGCTCCGCGCTTGGGCACTCAGGCTGGCAGGTCGGAAGGAAGAGGCATTCAACCTTGAAATGCAGGTTCTCAATGACGCACCGCACCCGCGCATTTCGCTGCTTCATGCTACGCGCGGGAGGCCATTGCAAGCCGTGCAGAACATGAACCTATGGCTCTCACGCGCAAACAAGCCCGAGCGCGTAGAGCACATCTTTGCGGTCGATTCAGACGACGCCACCGCAGCCGTACTGCAACGCTTCTGCGGGGTATGCCAAGAGACGGACGGCGGCTCAGTCGGAGCGTGGAATCTGGCTGCTAGTGTGAGCACAGGCGACATCCTTGTGCAATTCTCAGACGACTTTGAATGTCCGCCCGGCTGGGACGACATGATCGAGAGCCGCTTGGATATTTCGTCAGAAAAAGTGCTAAGAATTTCCGACGGATACCGCACCGACGAACTTCTGCCGATGGCGATTTGCACACGGAAATTTTATGACAAGCAAGGACTCTTTCACCCTGATTTCAAAAACCAATTCTCGGACGCCGAGTTCACCATTCGCGCCGAGAAAGCGGGCGCAATTGTGGACGCTCGTGACGTTGTTTTCGTTCATCACCACCCGGCTTTTGAAAACATTCCATTGGACGCCACGCATGCACGGTGTAACGATCCAATCGAACGCGAACGCGCAAAGCAGATATTCGAAACATTAACCAAAAAATGAAAAAAAAATACTGGATCATTGATCTTGAAAATATGGGCGAGGCATTCCATCAGGCTCGCGGCCCCTTCAAATCCGTTGCTGAAGCCGAAGAGCTACTAAGGCAAGAGGCCATGGAATTATTCCAACAATGTAATGAGCCGGAGAACATTGGCGAAGACCTCAACTGGGCGCATCCTGTTTTGATCGTCGAAGAAAAAAAGAAAATCCAACAAGTCCCTGTTGTAAAATTTGAAATCAAATTGAAAACTTTAAAAAATCCATGAAAAAAATCAGCCTGCTACACGCAACCCGAAACACACCCGACCGCGCCCTAGCCACGAAAAAAACGTGGCTTGAGCGAGCAACGAATCCCGAGAACGTCGAACACATTTTCGGCATTCAGTCGGACGATAAAGAATCACACTTGCAATTTGAAACCGCCGCTCTCAGCGTCCCGCCGCCTGACTGGGCATCTTCCAGCGTTGCAAACTGGAACTTGGCCGCCGCCTACTCAACCGGCGATATTCTCGTAGTCATTGCCGACGATCTGACTCCGCCGCAGGGATGGGATGAAGAGTTGCAAAAACTCCCCGCAGGCAGTGAAGAGTGGGCATGTTACGTGCCAGACTCGCTCCGCGAAGACGGCCTCATGTGCCATCCGGTTCTCTCTCGGGCGCTCTACAACAAGCGCAAGTATGTTTTCCATCCGAATTATTACGGCGTTTTTTGCGACAACGATTTTACGACTCGCACGCAGCTTGAAGCGCCTGTCTTGCAGGTTAAGGGCTTGAAATGGCAGCACGATCACCCGATCAACGGCACGCGCCCGACTGACGCCATCGTTGACCTGCAAAACTCCGAGCGCGCATATCAATACGGCGTTAATTCTTTCGTTGCGCAGTGGCCGCTCATCAACATTTTCAACCGCTCGCGATCCATCGCGGGCGACATTAACGAGCACATGCTCCGCCTTGCACAGCTCGCGCGGCAATGCGAACACGTGACAGAGTTCGGAGTGCGCACAGGCATGTCCACCTATTCATTCCTGCACGGGCTCTCGAACAAGCCAAACACGAAGCTTCGCAGCTACGATCTTCACGATTTTTTCAACGTCCACGGCATCAGCTCGCAGCTTGCAATCGATTGGACCTTCCAGCAGGGCAGCACGCTCGACACTGAAACAATCGAACCGACCGACCTGCTTTTCATCGATACGCTTCACACCTACGCACAGGTGAAAGGCGAACTCGAAAAGCACGGCAACCAGGCGAGCAAATACATTGTTTTTCACGATACCGTAGCCTTTGGCGTTGTCGGCGAAGACAACGGCGCCGGAATCAACTTGGCAATCCAAGAGTTCCTACGCGACAACGAACACTGGAAGATTGCGGAACATTACGAGAACTGCAACGGCCTCACCGTCCTCGCACGCAAATGAGTACCACGCATTCAGTCTGGATCGGGCCGCGACTCGGCCTCATGGAAAAACTCACGCTTCAGCTTTTACTCGACACCGGGCACAAGCCGATTCTCTGGACTAACCAAAAAGTTGCAGGTGTTCCCGACTTGGTGGAAGTGCGCCAAGTCCCGAAGGACTACGTTCAGCCGGTTGGATTCGCAGGCAATCCGCACACCGGCATTCCGAACGGTGGCATCGGCTCGTTTGCACACTGGTCCGACTACTTCGCCTTCAAGACCCTTCACGATCACGGCGGAATCTGGGTGCAGATGGACGTGGCAGTCACGAAAAAGATCGTTGCGGAGGATTACACCTTCACGCCGTGGCTCTCGATGATCTCGCCTGTTGTCATGGCCATTCCAAAAGGCTCTTCCTACGCCTCCGAAATGTCTGATATTATCGGTGACATGCTCAAGGACGGCATGGCTGGACGCGACTGGCACGAAGCCATGATTGCAATGATTCAAGGACTCCAGCGCAGCGGGATTCAGTTCAAAACATTCGACAACTATTTCGACTGCGGCGGCGTGGCAGGCTCTCCATACACGCATCCGGTGGCGACGCCATACGACATCATCCACTGGTCGAACGCAACGCATAACACGAGCAAGGAAACGCCAACACGAGGCAGCGAATACCACCGACTCTGCAAGAGCGTGGGGTTAATTTGACGAAAGCGGCACAATGTGAGCCTAGCCACTTATTTCGCTGCCGACTTTGCCGCCGTCCTCGGGGAACTACCGATCACCGTCACGTTTCAAGGCTCTACATTCTCGGCCAATCGGACAACGTTCCGCTGCGAGAACAGCGTTGGAGACGGCGGATTTATGACGCAGATCGCGATGGTTATCACCGCGCCATACAACGCCATCACACAGCAAGTCAACCTCGGCGACGTGGTGGCGATTGACGCTGCCAGATTCCGCGTCGTCTCTGCGGAGCTGGCGCAGGATGCCGTCTCCGTGGACTTCGCGCTTCAGGATGTGAACAAATGATTTTCTTTTCTACAACTCCCGAACCGAAAAGCGCGGTCGCGACTACGACGCGCACGCTTGAAAAGGCAATCACCGACGCTTTTATTCGATACTTGCAGGCTGAATTTGAAAGCGACTTGACCGTCACAGCGTCGGAGAACTTCGCCGCAATGACGCTACCAGCGTGCTTTGTAAAGGCAACCCGGCAGTCGGAATCAATTACAAACAGCGCGATTTTTCAATTCACGGTCGACGTTGTTTTGGCCGTCCAAGCAGACGACGCAAATGCGCAAACTCTCGAAAATCTCTGGGCTGAATTGCTGTGTGTCACGCACGATGTCTTTGGAATCGTGGACAAGCTCAACGCTATCGAGCCCAAATCCTGCCAAGTCTACGGCGTTCTGAGAGATGGGCCGGTTGCCCTCTCGACAACCGACCGGCACTTTTTGCGGAGCGTCTCTGTCACGGTCCATACTGGGCTTCTCTAAGGTGAGAGCCGCGCTCGCCATCCTGCTTCTCGCCTTGTCGGCATGCACCCCGACAAACCCCGAGCGGTGGATGGAAATGGAAAAGAACGCCTGCCTGCCGACCGCGATCGCAATGGACGCGGGGCTTCGCAGGCAGGGCGTAACCAGTCGCGTCTTGCAATACGGCTACCAGCGCAACGGCAAGATCGCCGGGCATGCTGTGACGGCCTATTTCTTCGCGCCGGGCGAAAACAAACTTTGGGCGTACGACTACGAAGGCAGCACGCGAGTTCGCGCATTCATCGACAATCCGACCCAGATCGCGACGCAGGCGGAGATTGCGCGCGGGCGGAATACTCGCGTCGTTTTTGCCGAGTTCCTCAACTGAGTTGACAGTTTTTGCGAGGTATGGCCGCATCTGTCATCACCTCATCTTCTGCCGCAAGTGTTACTTTCGGCGCAACCGCCGAAACCGGCATCATCCTTTCCTCGTTCAACCGCTCCGTCCAAGGCCAGAAGGCTGAACTCATGGACGAAGATGGTGACATCGTCGCCATCTCCACCTACGGGCGCACCGCAACCATCTCGATCTCAGGCGCAATCAACGGCGCAAGCGGAGTTGCCACAGCATCCGTTGGCAGTCTCTTGACCATCGCAAATGCTACGACCGAGTTCGGCGTCACCGGCGGAAAGATCGTTGTCGATAGCGTCTCGTCTGAGCAGAGCAGCGACACATTCCGCACCATGACGATTCAGGCAACGCAGTATCCGAGCATGTAATTTCTCGCACCCGCTCGCACGCGCCCGCTGACAGACCGGCTAAAGTCTGTCTCCTTTTTTAAAATATGAACACCGAAACAATACGAGACAGCGAACAGTACTTTTACACGCCGAACCTGAAGGTCGCCACGGCGCTCGTGACTCTGGGCTTTCTGCCCAAAATGCCTTGCCCGATCACTCGAACCGTTCGCTCAGACGGGCGAGAATCAACTGTTTTTTGGCTTGACGCCGTGAACGCCAAGGGCCAGCGCGCCGAAGATGTCTTTACCGGAATGACGAAGGGCGGCGAAGCACTCAACGAAAGCGACCCTGAGAATCTGCTTAATTACATCCGCGCCGCACTCGCCAATCGCGACGTGCTCGTGGACTGGATTCGCAACACACCGCGCCGGATCGAAGTTGAAATCAAGGGCAAACGACTCCTCGTCCGCGAAGACGCAACCGATGCAGACAAGAAACAAATCATCCAAAACCTATGAACACCGAACTACTAACAGACGACGAAGTACTCCGCGAAGCAGGCATGCGTGAAGGCACACGCAAAACAGGCAAGTGGAAGCTCAGGCCATGCGTGCCTGGCACGATCTCAATTATTCGCTCAAACATGCTGGAGAAGCGCGATGAGTTCTGGTTTGTCGCCGCATTTGCATTTGTCCACATCGCACCTCTTGAGGACGTGCTTGCCGTGGACAGCGACCAGATCGCATTCAACAAGGCCGTGCGCCGCTGGCAACTCGACAATCTCACCACAATCGACGAACAGAACGAACTCTCCGCGCTCGTGTCCGCAGCGTGGGACAAAGTCAACGCCGCCGAGACTAAGGCTCAACACGCCTCTGGATCGAGTCCGAGCGGGGGAAAGTA